AACTATTTCTTTCAGTGATCATGACCCAAGTCTAAAAAATATAGACGATGCTTTTGAGTATTTAAATACGGCGGAATTACTCATCGGACATAACATAGTAAGATATGACTTACCTGTTATTGAGAAAGTCCTGGGATGGACCTTCTCCTTAGATAAAGCTTATGATACTATGATCATGAGTAAACTTAATTGGTTCTCCCGTAAGACTACGTACGGTAGACACTCACTTAAAGCATGGGGTAACTTCCTTGGTACTCATAAAGGTGAGTTCAGTGAGTTCGGCCAATACTCTACTGAAATGAAAGAGTATTGTGAGCAAGATCTTCAAGTGACTTACCAGGTATATCAAGTACTAGAAAGAGAAAAGAAATCTATAATGAGAGCCAGTGCTAATAGGAAAGTAACTTACAGTAATGCTATTAAACTCGAACATGAAATATCTTATTGGTCTGCCAAGCAAGTAGCTAATGGTTGGAAGGTAGATAAAGAGGGTTTATGGGGACTCATAGAAAAGATTGGAGAAGAAATCTATGAAATAGAAGAACGAGTTGAACCCAAGCTGGGTGACATGGAAATTCTTATCGACAAAGAACCTAAGACACCACGCTATACTAAGAACGGTAACTACACTCAAGCTACTGCTCGTATGCTTTCAGAATGGAAAGGAGACTATGTAGATATAAGTGATGCTCATAAAGAAACACCTCCTATTAAACCCGGTGAAGAGTTCCAACGTAAACAAACAGTCAAGGCCCGCCTGGGTAATCAAGAACACCTTAAAGAATTCTTATATAAAATAGGATGGGCACCTGATGACTGGAACTGGAAGAAAGTTGGAGGTGAGTTTGTTAAGGTATCACCCAAGTTAACTACTAAGTCTCTTACAGCTCTTGGAGACATCGGTGTAGACATTGATATGTACTTCACTCTCAGAGCCCGTAAGTCTATCCTTGAAGGTTGGTTAGATTCTATTGATGAACGTGATAATAGATTATATGGTGATGTTGTTGATCTGGGCGCTGCAAGCGGCAGACAAACACACAAGATTATCGCCAACATCCCCAGCCCCAAGGCAAAATATGGTAAAGAAATCAGAAAATTAATGGAATCTGAACCAGAAAAGACTCTGATCAGTGCCGATGGTGCTTCATACCAAGCCCGTATCATGGCTCACTTCGTAGGTGATGAAGAGTTTACTCAAGAGATTCTTGCAGGTGATATACATCAAAAGAATGCTGATGCAATAGGCTGCTCAAGAGATAAAGCTAAGCCATTCTTCTTTGCATGGGCCTTCGGTGCAGGCGGAGCTAAGCTAGGTAGAATCTTAGGTACTAATGCTAAAGATGGTGCTCAAGCTAAAGAAAAGTTTCTGGCTCGATGGCCTCAGCTAGCAGACTTAACTGCTAAAGTACAAGGTGCAGCGGAAAGAGGATACATTAAAGGTATAGACGGTAGACGTTTGTATACACCAGAAGCATACAAAGCGTTTAACTATCTTATACAAGGTACTGAAGCTATCCTTATGAAAGCAACTGTAGTAAAGATTAATGAACAATTTCAACGAGATAATATAAAAGCTAATCAGTTATTATTCTATCACGATGAATGTACATGGGAGTTAGACGACGCTTCTCAAATACCTAAAGCAGAAAAAATAATTAAGCACTGGTTTGAGGAAGCACCCAAGTTTTATGGTGTAACTATAATGGAAGCAGGCGATATTAAATCAGGTAACACCTACATGGAGGTTCACTAATGGAAAACGAAGTATTAAAACAGTACGACCAAATGCTAGGTAATGTAATCAAAGATAAGTTTACACGAGATGAATACTTTAAAAGACAATTTTATCCTAAGTATAAAACAAATGGGTATCAAGTGTATTGGATTAATAGTGATAATCATAAATCTCTGGAAGACGGTTACATAGGTGTAGCACCACTATGCAGGCGTAATATTATTAAGCGTTATGAAATAGAGCAGTGGTATTACATTACTCTTGGAGATCATTTAATTAACAGAGAAAGATTAATGAAAAAACTACTTGCGAAAGAGAACAAAATATGTTATAATGTTCTTTACGCCAATTTAACTATAGATAAAGCTAAAGCGTATGAAAGGTTTTTAAGACCAAAAAATAATTATTTAGGAGAAGAACATAACCCTAATAACTGGAACATTAAGAGAGGAGGTTCTTAATGAATGTTTATATTGATGGAGATCTTCTCGTGCATCGCTGCGCATGGGGCAATGATATCGTAGGCTTTAAAGAAAAAGCTTTAAACTTAATTGACGATGTTATGCATGAGACTATGGCAGAAAACGGTAAGATAGCTATCAGCGGTAAAGGTAATTTCAGAAGAGAAATATTTCCTGACTATAAAGCTAACAGAAAGAAGGAAGAAGATCCTGAAATAAAAGAATTATTCTCTAAAGCTTATGAATTCCTTCGTGAAGAACTAGATGCTGTCCCCGCAAAAGGCCAAGAAGCTGATGACTTATTAGCTATATGGCAAACTGAAGACCCAGGTATTATAGTATCTATCGATAAAGATATGCTGCAAGTACCCGGAATGCACTTCAATAATAAAGACTGGCGTTATATTGAAGTCACTGAAGAAGAAGCTAAGTATAATCTTCATAAACAAATTCTTATGGGAGACACCTCTGATAATATTAAAGGGCTACCAAAGATAGGGCCTAAGAAAGCAGAAGCACTTCTCAGTGGTAAAGGTAAAGACCCACAGAAGGCAACAATTAAAGCATGGAAAGATATCTATGGGAAAGGATGGGAAGAAGAATTACAATTAACAACAGACTTAATATATTTAAGAAGAAAGGAAAATGATAGGTATTTAATTATCTAGCCGGAAAGGAGAAAAGATGGCTAAATTTTTAAGGCATGGACCATGTAGTATATGTGGTTCTAGTGACGCCGTAGCTCACTATAACGATACCGCACCTAATAAATGTATGGCTTGCGGTGCATTACATAAAGATGAGAATCATCAAACAGAAAGGGATACTATGAATACAATAGCAGATTTACCTTACAGCACTGTCAAAGAAAGAAAAATCTCTAAAGATATTTGTGAAAGATTTAAAGTAGTTAGCAGTGTAGATCAATACGGTAAGACAGATAAGGTTTATTACCCATATTTTAAAGGTAAAAAACAAACAGGTTCTAAAATAAGAGAAATACCTAAGGCTTTTAAGATACAAGGCAGCCTTGGTGATGAACTATTTGGTCAACACGCATTTGCCCCTGGTGGTAAGCGCTTAATAATAACAGAAGGAGAAGAAGATGCTCTCGCTGTAGCAGAATGTAGCAAACAACATTACAATATGGTTTACCCTGTTGTATCTATTGCCAGCGCTAATAACTTAAAGGCTGCTATAGAACAAAGAGAATGGATAAGATCCTTTAACGAAGTAGTTCTTTACATCGAAAAAGATGATGCAGGTAAAATAGCTATAGAAAAGCTGGCATCTATTATTGGTTATGATAAGGTAAAGATAGCTACCTCTAATAAGAAAGACGCAAGTGAAGAATATACTGAGCTTGGTAAGCGTTCTGTCATGGAAACAATATGGAACGCACAGATATATAATCCTCAATTCATACTGAGTGGAGATCAGCTATGGAAAGCAATGGAAGACTATGATAAAATAGAATCTAAACCTTTCCCAAGCTGCTTACCAGGCCTTAATGAAAAGCTTAAAGGCATGAGACCAGGTGAAATTACTCTATTTACCTCGGGCACTGGTGCAGGTAAAAGTACTCTATTAAGAGAAGTAATACTAGAGATAATAGAAAATACTGAAGATAAAATAGGTCTTATATCTCTTGAAGAGTCTCCCGCAGAAACTGCTAAGAAATTATCTGGTATGAAACTTAATCGTAACCCTTCCAGTGAAGATATTCCTTTACCAGAGTTAAAGAAAGGTTTTGAAGAAGTATTTGGTGACGACAGAGTACTCGTGCTTGATCATGCCGGTTCTATGTCAGATGGTATTGTTAATCAGTTAGACTACATGGCCCTCAGAGGCTGCAAGTATTTATTTATAGACCATATAACTATACTTGTATCTGAAGGAGCTGAAGGGCTCACGGGTAATGAAGCAATTGATAAGATAATGAATGATCTTCTAAGAATATCTAAGCAGCATAACGTATGGATAGGTTTAGTATCTCATTTGAGAAAAATCTTAACGGCGGGTAAATCCTTCGAAGAAGGTATTATGCCTACTGTAGATGATATACGTGGTAGTGGTTCTATTAAACAAATATCTCACGACATCGTTGCATTTGCCAGAAACATAGCAAGTGACGATGAGTCAGACAGAAATATAATAAGCTTAAAGGTACTTAAGTCTAGGTATACAGGCAATACAGGGCCCGCAGGCGCTGTTAAATACATACCAGACACAGGTAGACTTGAAGCTATGAACGAATCATCATTCTAGAAAGGGGGAATCATGAGTGGCATAGAGGAAGTAGCTAACTACCTTAAAGATAGAGTAGCTAAAATAAATCCTAATAATCCCAAAGCTAATTCTGGAGCAGTCCTACTAAGATTCTATACTAAATTTAATGACGATGCAGAAAAAATTATCTCAATGTCTGCCGACATTATACAAGCTTTCTTCTCAAGAGACACCCGGGCTGTACCCGCAGGTAAAGCTAAGCTAACTGCACTATCTACTCGTATAGGTAGTGTGTTAGTTAATTATATTACAGATGAAACCTTATCATGGCGTAATGAAATATGTGTTGGTGATTTAATCATTGAAAGCTTCTTACAAAAAGGTTATTTGAGAGTTTACAGGGACCCAGGATTTTCTGAGCTAGATAGAGACGCACCCTTTATGGTAGAACCTACGGCAGGTTGGGCAGAGATAAACGTGATACCTGTAGTAGAAGACAGGGACGTTCTTATCGCAACCCACCAC